ATGCAGAGTTTGCATCTGTTTTGCAGTGTCTTCAAAGCCAACAAAGAATTTATCGAAGTCTTTGAATCCTGGACCAAATAATGATAGATGTGTCATGGTTTCCTCCTTACTCTTTCGCAAATGCTTTTTTCGCATCAAAGGTGTATGCGGACATACCCATTGCAGTGAAGAAGTCATTATACGATTTAGCTACGGTCTTCGCAAAGGAAGTCTGTGCAGCGATAAAAGTAGTGAGGGGTTTTTTGAGTTCTTCGTTTTTGACGTACGTCTCAACGAATTTAGTTTTGACACCTTGGAATGTGTCGATGGATGTGTTAATGTTATTCAACATTGTTTTGCTCCTATTAAGCGAGTTAATTAAAATATCCTTACCCCAAATGGGCATAAGGTTTGCTGGTTACTAGTTCCAGCGACAGCTTAACGTACTGTCAGCTTTACCACGATTCGTAACTTAGCGGTCCTAAGGTGAATTCTTGGTAGTGATTGAATAGGTTACCAGCCTATCTTCCCATCCCTGGGATAATACTATTTATCGATTCATTACGTACATTGTAATTTCGAATCCATAACGCATTTCTATTGCTTCTGGTTTAGTCCACATAATCATCTCCTTGGTTAATGTCCTTATTGGACACTACTACTTATCCCACGTTGGGCGATAAGTCCCTAATGAAAATCATTATAGTGAACTAATGAATACCTTTATTTATGCAGCTGGCTGATCTGCTTTAGTTTCAGCTAACTGTTTTTCAATCTCAGCGACTTGTGGGTCACCTTGAGTTTTAATCTTACCGATTAAGTTTGCAATTTCCTCGAAAGGATGCTTGCTTAATGAGCGTAGAATAGTGTTAATTTCGTTTACTGTCAAGTCAAGTTTGATCATAGAATCCTCTTATATAAAATTATTTAGTAGTAATTTTCTTACCGATGTTATATTTTGGAACAAGTTCCCATTGCTCTTTCTCTTTATAAGATACAACCTTAATCTGAGAGAGAGATGCTTTTGGCTCTGCTTTGGCTGAGGCTATAATATTTAATAGTTCCCAATCCTGAAGCAATGCCGCAATTGCATTCCTACGTTCAATATCACCCGACGTGATATTCGATTCCTTGCCATCCAAGGCAAAGAGTTCTTTAAAATGTACGATGAAATACCTACCCTGCTTGTGCAATATGTGACAAGACTGGTATAGTTTGTTTTCTTTTCTGGAAGCGATTCCGATGCGAGTAAGTGTCTCGCGAACCTTGAGAAAGTTATCTGGTTCTGGCAAAGTCACTTCAAGCATGGACTCTGGCGTCCAGTCGTAGTATATCATTTCAACAGTCATTATTTTCCACCTTTTTGTAATTTTTCTTCAATTATGCTCAACTGCTCAACCGAAAGGACGCTCAATGCCTCTTTCGCTTTCTCAAAGGAATATCCATAGTATTCCTTAATGAGTTGAAGAGATTTAGTCTCGGCATCTTTCTTAGCCCATTTACTAAACCTTTTCTTCTTTGGTATAGTATTTAGGAAAAAGTAAAATTGCCAAGACTTAGGAATCGCTGGGAAACGATTCATCTCGTTAGCATAAAGGATGGTGTCAGGAAAATATGACAGACCTCTATTTACCATAAAAGCAGAATAGTCTTTCTCTGCTTGGGGATCTTCAAACAGATCCTTCTTGTTATCATTTATTGCATTTAAAAAATCGAATGGGCTCATTTGTTAAACCCCACGTCTTTCAAATTCTCTTGACGTGCGGCAAATCTTTTACCTGGAAATCTTTTCTCCAGATTAGTCTCAAGTTCTTTACGTGTTGCTCCCTGAGCCATGAACGTGTGATCATCGTTATTGTAAACAAAGAATGTAGAGTTATCATACTCAATCTTAATTGGAATAAGATTCTCTAGTTCTTCTTCAATCTTTTCTTTGATATCAACCTGAACAGATTCCATGAGACGATCTATTCTACGTGCAGCAGCCATCTCTCTTGCAATCCAACCAGAAACAAAACAAACCACCATGACAAGTAGCATCAAGATAATTTCCATGATTACTCCTTATTTAAATTTGCAGTTTGCCATTATCTCTGTCAATGCTGCCATAGTATTTAGCTCATGGTCAGCAACGAATGCTGCTTTGTATTGATAGTCAGCAAGTGTGATTACCAATTGAGGAATGCTGGATTGTTCAAGAAGTGTACTTGCGTTATCATAAAGTTCACGAAACAAACCAACTGAATCCATATCAGAGTTCTTACCCACCCACTTACGTACTTCAGTGAAGTTCTTGTCACGCAGATTCTTCATGAGTTCTTTGTATGACTCTTCACCAACATTGACTAGAATGCCAGTGTCAATCTTACCAGAAACAGAATATCGTTGAAGTTCATTCAGAACCCTACGGTAATCTGGGAAGTGTTTCGCCACTACTTCGGCAACCACCTTGGAATCAAAATCAATGTTCTCTTGCTTTAGAATCTGGACTGCACGCTTAAAGAATGCACCCATGGTTTCTTGTTTGTCTTTGTTATCGATCTTGAAGTCAATAACTGCACAACGACTATGCAGAGGCTCAATGATTCGATTCTTGTAGTTACAAGTAAAGATGAAGCGACAGTTGGCAGAGAATTCTTCAATGAATGCTCGCAACGCTGGCTGGGTTGAGTTGGGGTTTAGGTAATCCGCTTCGTCAAGGATTACAACTTTCTTGGCATCGGTAAGGGATACAGATGACGCAAAGGATTTAATTTTAGTTCGCAGAACATCAATACCAGATTCTTCAGATCCGTTAATGAATAGGAACTCAGCACCGATCTCGTTACACAGTGCTTTGGCTACAGTGGTTTTACCTACACCAGCTGAACCACAGAACAAGAAAGTCGGTAGTTCTCCCTGAGCGATATACTCATGGAAGGTTTTCTTTAGTGCTTCGGGAAGGACACACTCATCGATCTTCTGTGGGCGATACTTCTCTACCCACAAGAACAAATTATCTCTTGATTCAATCATAGTAACTCCATAATATAAAAAAGTGAGGGGAGCAAGTCCCCTCTCAAATTAGAAACTGAATACAGAGTCAGCTTCTACCGCAACATAATATACCAACTCACTGGAAGTAGCTTTGAAGCGAGAGATTTTCTTGCTAGAAATACTTACAAGGTAATCACCAGGAAGCATCTTTAGGTTTTCTACCTTTAGATTTACCTTAAACTCTTTGTCAGTGCTACCGACTTGAGCATTATATGTATTACCAGTGGCATTCTTTTTATCACCAACTTGGATAACCATCTTACTACCATCACCAACGATTTGAAGGTCAGTTGCACGCAGAACTGAAGAAGTCTTTTGAATCATATTGAGCATGGTTGATGTCAATGTGAATTCAATTTCTGCTTCTGGGAACACGATTGCTTTCTGAGGAACAACTAAGTTACCTACTTCGGCAGCAAAATACTTAATGCTTGCTCCACCTTCTTTGATTGTGACAAACTTGTCACTGAAGTCCAACTCTGGATCATCAAACAAACTCATGGCACCTAGGAACTCATTGAGGTCATAGATTCCAAAGTCTGCAGGGAATGATTCAGCCACGACTGTGTCGGACATTACATTCTTCTGAGTTGAGATTGTGGCAAGTTTATTACCCTGCTTCAAAAGAAGATTGCTGTTAATGCCAGCAAAGTTCTTAAAAAGTCCTACAGTATCTTTACTTAATTTCATATCGTTTCCTTTTGTTAATCATATAACTATGTATAAAACATTATACCTGAATTTGGTATTTTTGTCAAATTTATTTTGAGTATTTAACATCATGCTCATACAAGAACATTAGGCAACACATTGCATGAGCCAAATGATTCTTACCAGTTTCGGGATCATCTTGTTCCCCTTCTTTCCATGCCCAGAGATGTCTTTGCATTGCGTCAAAGTATCTACGTTTTGAGTCAGGAACATTCTTCCAATTATCTGGTTCGTATTTCTCTGCACCAAATGTTAGAATCTCCACAGTTGCTTTTAATGCAAGTGGAGGTAGCAAACCATATTGTAGTTTACCACCATCAAATTTTCGCCCACCAGTCGTAGCTGATTGGGACTTTTTAACTTCGTCTTTAGTAGCCATGATTACCCATAATAAAAATGGGTCTGGATACCTGAGGAGATGTCCAGACCCAAGTGGTCACTTAGCGTGTACGCTGTGCTGTGAAAGCAGAAGCACCTAGTACTGCATTTACTACACGAACCATACGCTTGCTTGGAGTACCGATACGGTACTTTACAGTTGGTGTACCATCTGCAAGTTTAGCGTTGTTGGTGTAAACACAATGACCTTGCTCACGCAAGTTACGAATTGCAGAAGCTGGATGAGCGATACCAAAAGTACCAGAAATCTGTTTTGCTGTCAACTCATTACCATTTTGCAAATAGTTTAACAACTTTGCTTGTTTGGACATAATATCTCCATATTGCCATCTAAAAAAAGATCGGGAGAGTGATGGCGTTTACCCTCCCGACTAACGGAAATAACAAATTAAACTTCGATACCATTCTCACGGAGGATAGCATTGAAGTCTTCAACATCTTCATCATGGGCGACAGAGTCGTCAATGATTGACTGAAGACGTGACTTCTCAAGAGCAGTATCTGCTTTATCTTGAGTAGTCTTCGCTGTGGTCTTAACCTTTGCAGTCTTAACCTTAGCGACCTTCTGCTTCACAGCAGTAGGTTTAGTTGATGATTGGGTATAATCGCTCAACTCTTTCTCAGTAGGTAGTGGCAGTTGATACAAACCACGTTCTACTTTATTGCTCTTGAACAACCAGTTTGGGTAACCGATTTTCGGAGCACCAGATGCTCGCTTAGATGCGAGATCTTGGGTAATGGCGACCACTTCTTTCAAAGAGATCTTACCATCTTTCTTCAAAGAAGGATTTGCTTCAATCAAAGCGATAACACACTTCTTCTGTGACAGGGATAGGCTAGCAAATTTCAACATAATCAAGTTCCTTTTCAAGTTTCAAATATAATTATACTACAAGTTTCAATAAAAGTCAAGTTTAAAATGGTACTTCTGCGTTTGCATCGGGAGTCTTTGCAACTTCAGGTGCTACCACTTCTGGCTCGGGATTGCATACCTTCTCGAACAAGTCCTGGAATGCTACCTTCGTTGCAGAATCAAAACGATTGCAACACAACTCGACTGCTTTCTTGCGATCTTTAAAGATTGCAAAGGCACGTACGATGTGAATCATACGACGAGTCGTAATGGTTTCATCTACGCCACCATCCTCGAAAGTGCGACGAATTGCTTCAGCCCACTTAACGAGATTCTCTGCAAACTCTTCGTCAACACACGAATAAGTTTCCATGAGATTCTTGATAATCTTAACTTCTACTTTCGCATTAGGATATTCCTGTTCGAAAGTAACAGCGAATCGCTCCAAGAATGCTTCGTTCAGTACGTTGGTACCGATGTAACGACCATCGTCACTACCCTTACCCTTGGTATTCGCAGTTGCAAGAACATTGAATCCAGCTGCAGGAACGATCATCTCATTCTTGAGTTTGAAGTAATAAGGTTTACCCTCGAGGATCGGTTGCAAGCAGAGCAAAGTATTTGCTGAGCCAGCGTCAATCTCGTCAAGCAAAAGAGTAGTACCATTGCGCATTGCGATCAGGACTGGACCTTCTACAATCTCTACGTTACCATCTTCTAGGGTTTTCGAGCCAATGAGTTGTTCCTCATCAGTCATCATGTTAAGGTTAATACGAATCAGAGGACGTTTGTGTTTGGCACAAATCTGTTCCACCATCGTGGACTTGCCGTTCCCAGTCGGACCACTGATGTAGGCTGGGTAGAAAATACCTGACTTGATAATGTTCTCAAGATCAGTGAAGTTGCCAAAGGGCACAAAGTTAGAATCCTTTTTAGGGATCAGGGAAGTGAGGTCAGTGTAATCCACAATGAAAGACTCTTCTGGTTTTAATGCTAGGTTACCAGCCACTGGTGTTTTAGATCCATCGATGGCATACAAGCCACGACCAACCTTGTTCACCATCAGCCACTTAGGTTGCTTGGTCGTACCCATGGCACGCATTGTATCAAGCAATTCTGAATTCTTCACTACGCCATTTGTCTTAGCGTCTGGGAACAACTCAAAGAGTTTGGACTCGAAGTCCGTCACGAATGTATCAGTCATCAATTTCTCCATCATAAAAATTTATTATACCACTATCACGAATTAAAGTCAAGCACTTTTTGCAGCACGTTGCAAATCACGAATTAGTTCTTCGG